ATGGGAGATACCATCTCGATTGCGTAGCGACTGAAGACTGCAAGAGTGAAGCGGAGGTGAGGGGATGACTCCGAACGAAATGCTTTCCATGATCGCGCAGCTCCGGCGCGAGCGCGACCAGGCGCTGATGGATCGTGCCAATGGGGATATGGCCACCATGACCATCAACCACTACGAGAGGCTTATCAAAGAGCGCGACGAGGCAAGGGCCGATGCGGCCAGAATTGCGGATATTTTGTCCGGTCTTGAACTCCGCACAACCGAGGAGCTGGCGAGGCTGGAGCAAGAACGCAACGAGGATTGGGCTCTTGCCGACGAGTTTGCCAGCTTTGCTTCGCACTGGCTTGGCTCGTATATGCGCAAATCTCCTGCCAATTTTATAAAAATTGCCGCTGCGTTGAAGCGTTGGAAGAAAAACAAATGAACTCCCTCCGCGACTACATCGCTCACCGGCGGATCGACGCCACTCATGCGCTCAACCTTCTGCAAGATGCCGGGGTTATCTCCGACCTGTGCGTCACGGTCGATGATGTCGGCGATGCTGGCAAGGCCGTCGCCTGGTTGAGCCTGCATGAAAACGAACTGAAAAGGGCTGCAAAATGAAAGAAGTAGATTGTCTGGTGCATACATCCGCTGATGATTTGCGGGTTCAAACCAAGTATTTCCGCATGACGGGCGTCTATCCTGAGAGCGCTGTTTTGCGTGAAGCTCACGAAACTTGCGTGCGGCTTGGCTACAAAACGAAGGCGAAAATTTTGCAGCCTCTTTTGAAACGCCCATGATTCCCCAAACGCAAAACCCAGTTATCCCGCTCATCGAGGTCGAAGGCCGGTTGGCCGATGGTCGGTTTGTTGTCCGGTATCAAGGCCAGAAAGTTGCCGCCACCGAGGCGCAGTTGCTTGCCATTCACCGCGAGCGGGAGGAGCAGATCGCCCGTATGGTCGAAGACCCTTGGCGCTATGGCTGGCTGAATCCTGCTTGGGAGCGGGCGGATGCGGCTTATACGGCGCTGCGGGACAGATTCCCGAAGGGCGTCACGGAGCTGCTTATCCTCGGCGGCAACCGCTCGGGCAAGTCGCGTTATTTTGCACGGAAAGCGATGCAGCATTTGGTGAACACGCCGGGCGCGAAGGTGTGGTGTTTGCAATCCACCGAAGCGGCATCTATCCAAAACCAACAGCCGTATTTGTGGGAATACCTGCCGAAAGAATGGAAACCCTCCGCCAGCGGCAAGCTCAAGAAGGGCGCGGTGGCAAATATCACCTACTCGCAGAAGGGCGGCTTCACCGAGAACAGCTTCGTGCTGCCGAATGGCTCGCAGTGTTGGTTCAAGTTCTATTCGATGGATGTTTCCTCGATTGAAGGTGCCGAGTTGAATTTTGTATGGGCCGACGAATTGGTGACGCCGGACTGGCTCGAAGCCCTGCGCTTCCGCTTGCTCACGCGAGACGGTGAACTCGGCATCGGCTTCACTCCGGTCGAAGGCTACACCACCACCGTCAAAGAATACCTCGACGGCGCAAAGACGCTGGAAGAATGCGACGCCCCGCTCCTGCCGCGCTACCGCGATGGCAACCTCATCGGCTTGGAGCAAGTGCCGCGCAGCCAGCAATGCACCAGGGAAAAAGCCCGCGTCGTTTATTTCCACACCTCGGACAACCCCTACGGCAACCCCGAGGCCATGGAGACGGAGCTACGCGGCAGCAACCGCGAGCGAATCTTGATGCGTGCCTACGGCGTGCCGACCAAGGCGAGGATGTCGATGTTTCCCGCATTCCGTGAAAATGTGCATGTGGTGCCGCCTGACAAGATTCCAAGAGTTGGAACGGTATATCATTTCGTTGATCCTGGAGAGGGAAAAAGTTGGGCTATGCTCTGGCTTATATTTACACCCGACAAGCGTTGCTGGATTTACCGCGAATTTCCTAACGATGACGACTACATTGAAGGCGTTGGGTATCCCGGCCCGTGGGCGGAAGCGGATGGAAAGCTGCAAGACGGCCGACCTGGGCCTGCACAAAAAGCCTGCGCGGCTTTTGGTTTCGAGGATTACAAGCGAGTGATTGATGCCGCCGAGAAAAAGGATGGAGAACAGATTGACCGTCCTGAACCTATGGAGCGCTGGATGGATAGCCGCTATGGCAACACGCCAACAATGACACATGAGGGCGTCAGCACTTTAATTGAGCAATGCTACGACCGCGTTGGCCTTGTTTTCAAAGCGACATCAGGCCAATCAATCAGCGAAGGTGTCGCCATCATAAACGACATGCTTGCCTACGACTCCGAGCGCCCGCTTGGGGCAGACAACAATCCACGACTTTTCATCAGTGAACGCTGCAAAAACCTTATCTATGCGCTCAAAACATGGACCGGTGCCGATGGCAAAAAGGGAGCGACAAAGGACTGGATCGACCTGCTCCGTTATATCGCTCTCAGTGATGTCGGATATGAAGACCCTGAGACACGCAGAGCCCGCCCAGGAGGCAGCTATTGACACCCGCACCCTATAATCAAAGTCGCATGAAACTTCTCCGCCGCCGCGATGTCATGGCCCGCCTGGGCGTCACTGCAAAGCAAATCACCAAACTCATCGACTCGGGCATTCTCCGCCCGATCTGCAAACGCGGCTGCCGCGCTTGGTATCGCGCCGCTGATTTAGAGAAACTCGCATGAACGAAAAACGAATCCGATTTGATGGCACCCTAAGCCGAAACAAAAAACAGGAAAAGCCAACGCAGCCTTCGCATAAAGGCTCCTGCACCATTGAGGGCGTTGCCTACTGGATCAGCGGGTATGTGAACGAAAGCCGCGACAGCGGAGAAAAGTATTTCAAGCTCTACTTCGAGCCAAAGAAAACCGAAGCGACAAGCGAAGCCGCGCCCGCCGCAGAGCCAGTCGCCGTGCCGCTCTCCGAGTCTCCTGACATTTCTTTTTGATGAGTGCTGAAGACCTACAAGCCGCATGGTGCGTGCCGCCCGAGGAACTCTGGTTTCGCAGCGTCATAGCAAAAATAAACGACGCCATCGAAGACGCCGCCGAGATCACCTGCATGCCGCAAACCGCACAGAACCCCGGCCTGCTCGCCCACAGCGCAGGCGGCTTGGAAGCCCTTCGCACCTTGCGCGAAGAGATCGAGCGCACCCGCGCCGAGGCATTCGAGTCGAAGAAATAATTTCCCCTCTCCGTGCTCTCTGTGCCTTTGACTCGCTCGCTCCCGCGAGTCTCGCCCCTTCGGGGCTAACCTTCGGTTAGTCTTCCTCACGCCTGCCCCGGCGTTCGGTTGTGGTCAAATCTTTTTAGCCCCCGTTAGCGCCCATTTAGTCCCGTTAGCACCCGTTGCGCCCGCAGCCTCTTCCGTTCTGCAAATTTGGCGGGCAGATTCCGATTCAAAGCGAGTGCTGAACTACTCGCCGCCTGCGCGTGGAACCCGTGCGTGCTGGCAACCACCTTAGTTCTGACACCGCGACTTGGACGCAACGAAAAACCATGGAACAGACGACAGAAACAGCATTCAGCATCGGCGAAGTCATCGACGCGCTGGGAGTCAAGCTCCCGACCATTGATGAGACTCCGGCGGCCCCCGAGGCCGACCAGGAAGCAGTCGCGGATGAGACCCCTACTGACAACACCCCAGAAGATCAGCCCGAAGACGCCGATCCTGCCGAGTCCACCGAGGATTCGTCTGATCCCTCCGATTCGACTGAACAACCCGAAGACGCCACCGAGGAAGACGCCGACGAGACCGCCGAGGAAGACCCTGAGTCTGCCGAAGCCCCCGCCGTGAAGAAGCTCGCCAAGCGAGTGGACAAGCTCACCGCCCGCGCCAAAAGCGCCGAGGAGCAAGCCACCACGCTGCAAGCCGAACTCGCCGCCGCCAAGGATGCGCTCACCCGCGCCCAGCCTATCGTGGTGCAAGATGCCGCCGACCCATTGGCGGATGTCACCACGCCCGAAGCCCTCGAAGGCCGACTCGCCGCAGCCAATACCGTGCTCGACAATGTGCCCGATCTCATTGCGAAAGCCGACTACGAAGGCGGCGAAGTGGAAGTGCCTATGGGAGACGGCAGCACCCGAAAGTTCACGAAGTCCGAACTTCAAGAACGACTGCGAGTCGCCCGCCAGATTCTCAAAGCCGAGCCAGCCCGCCGGACCTACCTCGCCCAGCGCGAGAGTTTCCAGCACGAAGCCCGGCAAGTTTACCCCGAGTTGTTCCAGGAAGAATCCCAGGCCAGGCAAATGATGATGGCTACGCTCCAAGCGTATCCCGGCATCGCCAAGCTACCGAATCTGGAGCTGATCATCGGTGACGCCATTCGTGGACAAGCCCTCCGCTTCCAGCAAGCAGAGGCGATCCAAAAGAAAGCTGCCACAGCCAAGGCCAAGCCTGCCGCACCGGCAGCCGCCAAGCCAGCCGTAGCCCCGAAAGTTGTCAGTCCCTCAGCCGCACCCAAGACCAAATCCCAAGCCGACCCGCTCGAAGCGTTGAAGAAGTCTGGAAACCGTGACGCCGCCGAAAATTTCGTCGCCTCACTTTTCAACTAACCAACCCCAAAACCTAATCCCCCCAAACTACTACTATGCCCGCAACCCCCATCACTACAGTCAAAGGCCAACGCGAGGATCTTTCCGACGCAATGGTCCTAATCGAACCCGGCGACACCCCCCTGTTCTCAATGTGCAAGAAGGCAAAAGAGCCTCAAAATGTTCTTTTTCAGTGGCCCGCCGACCGCTACAACGACCCTCAAACCGCAGGCGTTCTCGCTAACGACGATGTATCTTCCTTCGACGACCAGCACGCCAACCGCGAACTCCTCTCAGGCCGAATTCAAAAGACCCGCCGCAGTTTCCAAGTGGACGACCTCGTTGAGCAAGTCTCTGATTTGGCAGGTGTTGGCAAAAAGCAAGCCTTCAACAAGGCCGCTGCCAAGGCCCTCGTCGAATTGAAGATCGACATCGAAGCCATCATGGGCTCGGACAACGACAGCCAGGTTCAATCCGGCGCAAACCCCTACAAAACTCGCGGCATCGGCGAATGGATTAAAGCCACCGCGCAGGCCGACACAGCCACCGCCGTTCCCGCCGCGTTCCGCACCCCGGCCGCGTCGATCAACACCACTGCCACCACTTCTCTCACCGAGAACAATGTCATCGATGTGCTTCAGTCCATCTACGGCGTGCGCCGCGCTCGCCGGAACTACGACCTCGTTTGCGGCGTCGCCCTCAAGCGTGCGTTCACAAACTTCATCCGCACTCAGACTGGCTCGACGAATGTCATGTCCAGCGTCCGCACCTTCAACAGCAATGTCGAAGACAAGAAGATCGTGAACACCATCGACATCTACGAAGGCGACTTCGGCATCCTGTCACTCCATGTTTCCACCTACCTCGCCCATGGCGCGGCAGCAGCCGTCTCGGCCGCTCGTGGCTATGTGCTCGACATGGACCTCGTTTCCATCGGCTTCAATCGCAAACCTCGGATGGAGGAGCTTGAAGACCGTGGCGGTGGACGCCGTGGCTTCTGCGACGCCATCTTCGGCGTTGCCGTGAGCAACCCGCAGGTTCTCGGAAAATTCGCAGCAACTGCGTAATCCCGCCCCCCAGCCCTTGCCGGTGGCCCCTCGTCTCAGGACAGGCCACCGGCAACCGGGGCTCCCCTTTTCAATAATGGAAATACTCAAAGAAGCGTTAAGCGACATCCCCGGCGAAGTGGCCGAGGGCGTAAAGAACGAGCTCCTCGCCCAGTGGAACTCCAAGGCCGTCCAAGCCGACGCCCGCCAGCACCTCATCGCCGCCGACCACGCCAAGCAAGACCTCCGCGCCATCGAGGGCGTAGGCGCTTTGACTCTCTCCATCGACCCTCAGATTTACCACTTCTGGAACTGGCAACTCCCCGGTTGCTGGAACGACCCAGACTTCATCCCATGGTTCAAGCGAAACTACCCCCAGTGCGTCGTGCGCTGCGGCGGCACAGGCAAGACCATGCTCCTCATGCCGGGCCTCAAAGCAGCATGACAAATCTTTTTGCCAGTTCACGCATTGCGGCGGGGTGTGTTTCCCTGGTCATTTCATACGCGCTGGCCGTAACCGCATTAAAAGCGGCCTCTGGCAACTCTCTCCTCGCATGAAGTCCTACGACGACGAGCCAGACCGCGACACGAAGTATTGGGTAGGCCAGCTCACCGAAGCCGCCACCGATGGCAGTTGGTTCTCCGCCGTGCGCAGCCGGAACTACGACACCCGCATGTCGCTCTGGGACGGGCAGTCCTCGGATGGCAAGAAGTGGGCTGAAAATCTGGGCAAAAACCCATTTCCATGGAATGGGTCGAGCGACAGCCGCATCCGCCTTGCCGATCTGGTCTGCAACCGCGAGACCCAGCTTTGCCTCACCTCCACCTTCGCCGCCCGCCTGCAAATGATGCCGGTAGAGTCCACCGACGCCATGTCCCGCACCGCCGCTGAGTCTGTGCTGAAGTGGATGCTCTTCA